TTAGAGCTTCCCATATTTGTTGAGCAATCATCTGTTCTTGTTGATGCTGTGGAGAAGCTTGAGGACCTTCGTTCCCTGTATACTTAATAGAAGGAGCGTCTGTTTGTAACTGTTCTGAAATATTAATATCTGTTATAGCCATATTTATCCGTGTGTTTAATGTTAAAAAGCAGGTATTTTTCCTGGTAATTTTATACTACTTTGTTTTTGAAAACAAATCAAGAGCTGGCATGATTACTCTGACATCTCTTTGCACATCTTCCTCGGGGATATTGGCCGCCTTTAAAGCTTCCTCATCCTTGTATTTTTCCCCTGTTTTCTTGTTAGTAATAGTTGTTATTATTTCTTTGGGTTCTAGTACTTGCATTATGTTGTTACCTCTTTTTTAATGTTTAGATAGCTGACTGCAAAATCAAATGAATCTGCGCTACCTGCTTTAATAGTAAGGGTTTTGCCCCCCACTACTATTAGCGGTTGGGTTAATAATTCTTTAGTAAGATTAGCTGTTAAAGCTGCTGATTTAATTGCAGTAATAGCATTATTAGTAACGGTTACACTGGGTGTTCCAGCCGATGTTACTAAAATAGATTTAATAATATAAGTTTCACTCACCAAAGGATTACCCGTCCCAAACGGATTAAGTTCCCCATTTGTCGTATCATTATCTTTTCCTACAAAGTCGTATTGATTTACTACTGCCATTATTCCATAAAGAAGGCTTTAGCTTCTATCTCCTGTTTTAATTCTTCTTGAAAAGTAGAGTTTAATTTCTCTAACACAGCATCTAAATCTCTTACTAAAGAGTGTGCTACATCAGCTTGATATTCATCACTTGCTCTGGTTAATGATTGAACTATCTTGGCCATTATCTTCTTCCTCCTGCATGTACATCTAATCTAAACGTTCCTAATTTCCAATTGGAATCTAGTGCAGTATTGGATATTTTTACTGCAACCGATCGTCCTCTTGCTCTACAAGATTGATAGGTAGTGCTTGAAGTAATAGTAAAAGGTCCTAAGGTAGAACTAGCCGCGGTTTGATTAGGAAAATTTCTTAAGTCTAATTCAACTATTGTATTTCCTGTTTGAGATACAAAGTCAGGTAAAAATCTACTCACCCTCATGATATGTTCTCCATCTCCTCTGAATGTAATTCCTTGTTTTTGATCTTGAGTAATATCAAAATCACCTGAAAGAATATTAGCAGGGATAGCATATGAGGTTCCACCTTTAGTATAATTAACTCCTGTTTCATGTTCATAATAAATAGTAGTTCCATCGGTGTTACCGGTTACATCAAAGGATGTATCAACGCCTGCATCATAAGCTGTAGCATGAGGGAGACCAAAGACAGCTGAATCTTGCCAAGTGCTTCTTGGAAATATAGAACTGGCATTCGTAAACCAAATAGGTCTAGACGGAGTTGAATCTAAATAACTATAAACCACGCATCTATCAACCACGTTGGAAGTAGATGTTGGATAAAACCAAATAACTTCTCCGAACAAGTTATTAATACCACAGTAAATCAATTCATTGGAAGTCGTGTTAAGATCATCATAGATATAATCTTCTACCAAACAGTCCATCGATTCTAGTTTACCAGTAAATTTAAAGAAACCATTATCAGACATCCAGTAAGCAGCACCGTCTACTTCAACAGCTGCATTCTTTCCAATCAATCCACAGTTGGTACCTACTTGTTCATAGGCGAAAGTAAAAGGTTGACCTACAAAACGCATGGTAAATAATGAGGTATCCGTCCATACGTAAATTGCGTTTCTACCTAGTTTACTTCCCATGATCCGTGAGCCGGCAGCCAGTCTTTGTGTGCCAGCGCTATTGATTGCCGTAGGTGTCCAGGTATTAATATCCTCTTGAGAAGAGAACCTTATAAACATATCATCTTGAGTTGTGGTGTCTCCAATTGTAGTTTCAGTTCCAAATAAAACTAAGTGACGATCAGGTGTTGATACTAACATGTCACGTGATGCGGTTGGTGCCCCTGAAATAATAGTCGCTCTTGTTCCAGTTGGATCCACTGCATCGGCATCCCATTCAAAGACCGCTCCATTACAAATTAAAGCAATAAGAGTTGATCCTAAATTGTCCAAGGACCAGAGACCGGGATCCGTTACTTTATCTGTATTAGCTGCTGCCGAACCCCATCCAGTCCAGCTTGATGTATTGGTAACAGTTGCACCTCCACTATGAGCTGCTCTTGTCGAACCTCTAGCCTGTCTAGTAATTCCGGTAAAGCTTGTTGCTGTTACACCTGTATAAGAAATTTCTTCCGTCCCTACTTGAAAATAATTAGTTCCTGATGAAGGGAAACCAGTTGTGCTTCCAACATTAATTGTGGTTCCTGACCCACCTGTTCCATTTGCATCATCATTTAAACCAGGAGCAGTTAATGTAGTTGTAGTTGATCCTAAAATACTACCTCCATACAAAGAAATACCAAATCCATAGGCTCCAATTTGTTCTGCTGGTCCTACATGATAATATCTATAATAAGTAATACCACCAGAAGTTGTGGCTCCTGTAACGTTGCTTTCAACAGCATCCATTGTAATAGTGATGGTCGTCGAACTAGGCACGGACGTTACCATATATTTTTTATCGGCAAAATCTGCTGATGTGTAATCTGAGTTAGTAATAGAAGTAAAAGTACCTGCACCACCAAATAAAATAATGTCCCCAGCTACAAAACCTGGAGGACTACTAAAAGTAATAGTAACTTCTTTTGAGTTATATGTTGTCGTAAAGGCGTTAGTGATTGCTGTGCCGGATGGATTAACTAAAGGGTGAATGTCATAGTAGACTCCTCCAGTGTACGCATATAAAATTCTATTGGTTCCAATTACTGCAAATTTTTGAGAAGATTTATTAACCATATGATGCAACGCTCGCGCGACACCTGTTAATTGACTTTCTCCTAATTGATTCCAACCACCTAGTTTTTCAGGTGTACCATATCTAAAACGAACATTTTCTCCGTCCTGCCATTGAGCTTCTGCTCCTGTGGGAGTAATTTGTTTATTAAATCCTGGTAAAAAACCTATCTTTTGTAGCATATTAAAACCTATTTATTAAGGTTTATATCAGATTGTAGGGGAATTCAAATGTTTTAAAGTAGGGGAAAGTGTGGTGGCATTTTCCCCCACCAGTCTTATTATATAAACTATTTTTTAGGTAATGTAAAGCCTTTATAGGATGCTGGAAGCCCTAAGAACGGACGTTTATCAAATTCATTTTCTTTAGCTTGTTTAGAACCCTTTTTATTATAATGTAAAAATACTTGAGCACAGTCTTTCCCTTTAAATTCTTCTCGCCAATGTTCAAGATCACAACCAGAATATATAAGCATGTCTCCTGGTTTTAAATCTACTTTAATACCAGCTTGACCAGTTTTTCCCGAAGGTTCTAAATAGAGTGGCCATTCATCGCCCCCTAGATTTAAAGTGGTAGATATCTCACATGAGTATCTATCTTTGTGTCTCGCTAATATATCTCCTTGTTTATAAATCCTTGCATAAGAATACGTAGGGGACAACTTTAATCCTGTATGCTTCTCCATAACCGGTTGTACTTTTTGTAATAAAGTTTCCATCACAGTATCCGCATAATGAGAATAAGTATTAGGTATCTGTTCATCGTTCCATACTCCCCAATAAGTTGTAAAGGGGGAGATATATTTTTGATCAAATAAAAATCTTGCCACCTTTCTTTTATTTAAAAAATAAGCAAAAGCAAAATCTGCTATCTCTCTGGAGATAACTCCTTTCATAACTACATATTTATTTTTTTTGAATGACATTTTTTCCTTTTTTTAGTTTATGTTCTATTAAAGTTTCGACAAAATCTGGATTACGTTTTTTAGGATGTTGACCTAACGTTGAATGAACGTAGGCAGCTCGAATAGGATCTACATCCTTTAGTTTAATTATATTAATTACCTTATGGTTTGGGGACATTTAATACTCCTGGTTCATTGTTTTTTGTAAAAGTATACCAACCTGTTATAATACATTTCTCATGTTTCTTACTAATTTCTCCCTTATGAGTATGGGTCCAATCAGATGGCCAAATAATTGTGAGACCTTTTTTAGCGGGTATTTTTAAATCCTGATATTTAAAATATGTTCCTCCATCAGGCACATCATTTAAATAAGTCATAAAGACTAATATTCTATCAGTATCAATTAAACGTGTTCTTTCACAATGCCATTGTCCAAAACCCCCACCCACTCGGTAGTATTGAATATTATAACCTGTCTTTGCAATTTGAAATTTTTGTAAAAAATTTTTTACTTCTGGAAATTTTTTTTGATAGTTTTCTAAACATTCCTGTAAGCTGTCTTTATATTTATTTAATGGATAGTTTTCATTTTTTAATAGAATTGTCATTTCTACAGAATCTTTTATTTTTTTATCACGTCTTACTGTTTCTCCTATTCCCGTTCTTCCTTTTTCTTTAAAAACGGCAGGTGTTTTTTTAAAACTATTCATAAGTTTCTCACAAATTTTTTTATCTATATACCAACCACCTATAAAATATTTTTTATCTATTTGATGTTCTTTCATAGTTTAATACTCCTTTTGGTATTGCTTGACAGTTCCAATGGATAAATCTAAACGGCTCATAGCCCATATCCACTGTGTACATGTGGGGCATATAAGATGGAAAGAATATCATCCTACCAGGTTTTACTTCATAATTAATTTGATGACTAGCATAAGTTATTTTTTTTGAATCTTTTTGAGGCAATAGATTCATCATGTTTCCTGCTCTTGGATCTTCAAATATTGGTCTTGATGTTTTCTCGCTCGCTTTTAAAAAATAGAATCCAGAGATGTGACCATTCCAATGAGTATGTAACGTATGATGGCCGCCTCCTTTTTTAGCAAATTCTTGTACCCACATTTCTGTAGTAAATACAGAATAATTAGTTAAATCAAAACCC